CATCGAGCATTGCGTGTTTGTTCGTGTGGACGAGATTAGGATGAAGTTCGAAGTGATGATGGATGTATTCCTTAGCTTCGTCGTTTAGAACCAAAGGCCCATAGAGCTTTGAAAGTTCTCGAATGTAAGACTGCAGGCGCACCTTCGCTTGCTTCTGCTCTTCGCTGAGTGGGGGAATGGAATACAAATGGAAACGCTTTTCGACTCCATATACGATGATCGTACGAGCCATAAAACCGTCAGAGAGAATATCTTGATTCTGTAGACTTTGAAACTTTCCAAGCGTTGTGTTGCCAAGCAGACTGATGCACATATTTGTACAAAAGTCTGTGTCGCTGTGTTTAAGTTTTCGTACGTACTTTCTTCCACCGTTATAAGCTTCGAGGAGAAAGTCGGAAAGTTGTTCGGCATTTTTCTTAAAGATTGAGGTTAGTTCGTCGAGGATGAATACGAGAGAGCTGTGATGATAGGCTTTGCGGCGGTTCTGTTCATCGACGTAGCGGTGCAAATAAGCTACGCGAGAAGTCTCTTGCGTGAATTGCTCGAACGTCGTGCTGTTTGGGGCGATATAGATAAGAGGCTGACGGCCGCCTTTGCGGTTGTCTAATGCATCTTCGCCGAGTAGCTCGGCAGCGAGATCGTTCTCCGGAGTCTTGATCTCGGCGGGGATTTCGAGGAGTTCTTTCATAGGACTCGTAATGAGAGATTTACCCGCCGAAGCGGGTCCGATGAAAGCGATGTATTGATTCGGAAATACTGCGTGGAAGTCTAAGTCACCGAACCAGACGCGCCTTTGAAGGGCAGCGCCGACCATGAAATAAAACGCAGCGTCAACAAACGGCTGCGGGCTTTGTACGTCTTTTGTGTACAAACACCAGTCTTCATATAGGCTCATGTAAGTAAGCGAGTCTCACAGAGTTCTTACGGATTTGTAGTGTGGTGATTACGTCGAAACCTTCTAGCTTTTCAAAGTTCGGATCGAACTCGCTGGGCAAGTGAGTCTCGTGTACAATAACGACCGAGGGTGGCGGCAGGTTAGGCGGCCACTCTTTGATCTTCTCTCGGATCGCATTCACGATCTGAGTTATTCGGTCGTTCGTTTGACGCATAAGGGGAGGGAGCTTTTCTCGGGCCACTGTTAGGCTAAGTCTCTCATCCCTTGTGGATTATCTTTTGAGAACTTACCCCAGTTCTTTCCGGCTTGGGCCTCAGATTTCATGGTGAAATTTATTCCATCTCGGCCGGTGAGCGATATTGCGAGGCAATCTTGCATGTGCTTCGCCGTTTCGTGAACAATGTCATCTGGAACCAACGCCAGAAAAGAGTCATGTTTATTGTTAATAGCCGGAAGTGTATTTTTGGGCCTCTCAGTGTTGTAACGGTTGACTGCGATGTGTGTGATGCAGCCCACGGTGGACTGAGGAACCCATGAGATGCCTTCCCTGATATAAGAGTCAGTGATAGTTCTCTCGAACCTACGCGGATATCCAAACAGATTCCGGAGTTCACGTTTAGTTCTAATGTTAAATTCAATTTCATCTTGCCATTCTATGATTTCGGGGAATAGGGTTGCGAAGAATCCAAGGAAGACTTTGCATTCTTGGAGAGATAGAGTCAATGTGCCGTGACTTTGCTTGAGGGTTTGAAGCTGGAAGGTCCGCTCACGCATCCTATAAGATGAAGCGTGGCAGACCATCTTGCCGATCTTGTATTCTTTATCTGATGATTTGATTGCTTTGTCGAGAGGTTTCCAATCGGGGTCTTGTTTGAGTTCTGTTGGGCTGAGAGATTTCCAATAACTCGGCGACTTCCCCGCGAGAGGCCATTCGTTCTGCATACTCTCGCAGAAGATATGAAGCGCGATGAAGGTATGGGGTTTGATGCCCACGTTGAAGAGTTCTCTGTATTTGCCGGGACGTGTGAGATAGGCCACAATAAGAGCCTCGGCGCCGCTCTGGTCGCATTGGACGAATGTGTGGTTTGGGGGAGCTATGAAGATATCGAGAGCTTCTTTGTCTGGATTCTGCAGGTTAGCTCCGTAGTCGCCAAGGAATTGACCGCTTGCTAAGCGGAAGCTTCCAGTCCCGGCGACCTTGAGAGAAGTCAGGCAGTGGATGTGTGGTTGGGGCATGTTGTTAAATGTCTTCGCGCCATCCCACAAACGACGCATTGAACGGACGACCGTCGTCGGTGAGGTTGAGATATTTGATTGTTGCCCTGCGGCGGAAGTCATAATCGGGCGCGATATACTCTTCGCGTTCATCATCCGTAAAGCCCGTCCCGACTTCAAAGCTTACGCCCTTTGAGGTGACGAACTCAAGCGCGCCGAGTTTGCCAGCGCACTTACCTTCCGTTGAGACGACGCGACCAATGCACAAGAACTCGTCGTCGAGAAAAGCCTTGCGCTTCTGGAGATTCATCGTCGAGCGTTCCTTTGTGCCTTGAGGCATATAGGAACCGAAGACGCTCTTGAGCATTTGGCCTTCGAATCCTTGGGTGATGCAGTGATTGTAGCAGATATCGAGTTCGATGCGAGTCTTGCAGATCTCCCACTCGACCATCGTCATCATTTCGATCTCTTCGCGATGGTCATTGATGATCTTCTCAAGCAAGAGCATCCGTGTGAGCGCATTGAACTTAGGCTCTACGAGATCAAAGGCAAAGAACTTAATCCAATTAGCATTCTCGCCCGGCTCAATTCGATTAACGCCCACGGCGGCATTGATCTTCTGCAGACTCATGCCGTGACAATACAACTCGCCGTCGAGAATGTAATCTGTCGTGGGCGGAATGATATGATTCAGCACAGCATCATTCCACCGCTTGCCATCTCGCGAGAAGAAACCGCGACCGGGAATGTACATGCACCTTAGCCCGTTAAGCTTGGGCATCGAGACCACGTGACCAAACTTCGATGCATCATATACCGCAGCACGCATAAAAGATGCGGCGATTTGTGGGTCTTTTTCTTTTGTATTTTTCATATTTAATATTCCCAAATCCATTGTTGAAATCCTAACATACCTTTCAGCTTAACCATGCGACGCATCTCAAAGATCACATCAATGGCTACGTTCTTCGGATGCTTGAGTTTGATCTTATAGAGTGCATCTCCAGCGACCGACGGTGCGCCTTTGTCTGTTGTCTTCTCGGGCTTGTATCGCATTTGACCGTGCAGATATTTCACTACTTGATCCGGGCTGCCGGGATTGAGGTCGAAGCCGACGAGGATTTTGAGGATTCTATTTAACTGCTTGTAGCTTTCTTCACAGCGTCGGACGATAGCGCCACGCTTGACGGGATCGAAGTGCATTCCGTGGAGGGACATGAAGGCGTAGTCTGCGAGAGATCGACTGGCTTGATCGACAGAGTCTTGAAGTCCAGCGTCGTTTCGACAGACTTCAATCTGACCATAGTAAATCTCTCGGAGGACAATAACGTCTTTAACGTTGTAAGCGCGGAGCTGCTCAAATTGTGCTCGATTGCGAGGATCAAAGTTCCCTGCTTCATCTTTGTGGAAAGGTCTGTTGCTGTAAAGAGTGGCTTGATGGGCCAGAGACTTCTCAGCCTCCGGAAAGATTCGATGGCCTGCGACCATGGTGTCATAGATATCATGGCCGAAAGGAATCTTGTAGAAGGCGGCGAGAAAGCAGAGATCAAAGAGTGCGTTGTGGATTACGACGCGGCGTTTCTTTAGCTCTCTTATAAACCGTGCGAAAAAAGATACACCCACATTGAGATTGCCACCCCAATCGTAAACAGGGACAGAATAAACAGGACTATTTCCGCACGCGATGGCGAGACATGTGAGGGTGTTGGTCTTTGGGTGGGTCTCGATGTCGAAGAAGATTGGTCCTTCGTAGTCGAAGACTCTGCAGGATTCTTCTGCGCGGTGGCAGTAGATGGTTTGGGGTTCAGGTTGAATTTTTTGGGGTTCATAAGTTAGGAGTTTCTTGATGTCTTGTGCAAACCAAAAGCTGTAGTTACTGCGCTTCGTTGGAGATGTACTTTTACCGTCGTCTTTGTCGAGGATATCATCGCCTTCGCCCTCGCCGTCGAGAGCATCTTCCATGGCCCAAGCGTCAACACAATCTTGGGGCCAATAGGTTACGATGTATTGGGTTTTGTTTGGTGATTCGTATACGACGCCGCGAAAAGCATCGAGGCTTTTATCTTTGGCGGCTGGTAAATAGTCTAGGGCTTTGGCTCCGGCGAATATGATCTTCTTGATTCCACTGGGCTTGTTGGCGCCTTTGAAGAAATCATCTGCGAAAGTAATGAAAACGTTAGATGCGTCATCGAGATCAATACCATGACGTACCAAAGTATCACGCACGAAGTCACCAGCGGGTCCGAGTAAGATCCCATTATTTTCTTTATCAAAGCGCGAAGGTCCATGGAGTACGAGGGCTATCATTGGAGCATGAATATATCAATACGTTTTCCGCTCGCGGTTTCTGTGTGATAGACTTTTTTATGCTCGCTGTCAGAATACCTACTATGCGTATTTGTACGATCCTCTACAAATCTGAGACTTAGTATGTTGCATATTTCGTTAATGAAAGGTATTCGACAACTCGTCTTGTGAGGATAAATAATAATGTCAAGATCTTTCTCAGAAGATCCTTTGAACAGCACACTTCCTGTAAGTGCTGTGTGTACGTTATGGTCGAGGAGGAGTCTATTTGCTTGACAGCACCAAGCTAAACCTGCTTCAAATGTCCACATAAAAAAAGAGTTAATTTTAAAGAAAAGAAAAGGCAGACTATTCCGGTCTGCCAGCGGCGCGAGTTGGGATGTATGTCTGAGGAAAGAAACCTCTTAGAGAGCCTCGCTTCTCTCTAAGAGGCACATGTCTCTTTTGATAGCAACCACTCTATCGAGAGACTTAGAAAGCAGCGAGCTGAGCCGCAGTGCCTTTGACTTGAGAGAAGTCAAACTGGGTGTTGTATCGCTTGATGATAGCCTCGCCGTTCTCGTCGCGCTTGGCGAACTTGAGATCGCGGGAGTTGGAAGGATCGTCGCTCACGTACTCGGGCTGCGACTGGACGAGCATGTTGAAGGCTCGACCTTCGAGGATCTGAAGCGCATCAGACACGTCAACGTCGGAGTAGTCTTCGGGGAGACTGTCATACAGACCGAGTATTTGAAGCGGCGTGGCGAGAAGCTCAAGCGCAGACTCGACGCCGTTCTTGTTCTCAAGCATGATGTACATGTTGCCCTTCGAACCGAGGGTCTTGTAGGTCGTGCCGTTGGCGATAGCAGTCTCGGGCGCAACGATCTCGCACTCACAGACAACCATTTTGAAACCCTTTGCGCTCTGGCGGGTCTCGGTCTTGTGGACCAGAACCTTATAGACGTTCGCGGGGATGAATCCGATCTTTACTTCAGTACCTTTTTTCATGTTTTGTTTTGTTTTTTGTTTTGTTTACTAGCACCGACAAATGGGAGGGAGCTTTCTGTGGGCCAAATCTTTAAGGTTTAGCAAGTTCAACTGCAATTTTGTTCAATGCCTTGACAACACAATTCTCCATGGGATTAGGCAAGCCCCAGAAGATAGGAGTCTTCGCGGTCGTGACGCCGTCGGTCTGCGTGGCGAAGAAGTATTGAATGGTATCAGAACCCTTCTCCTTCTTAGCATAGACAGACCACACGGCGAGACACTCAGACTCGATGCCTTTGTTTGCCCACTCTTTACCTTGGACATACAAGCGGCGGCGCGTAGTCATGCTGCCGTCGAGACCTTGAATAGGAACGATCTCCTCAAGGCCGGTGATGATGACAGTCTTATCGAGCGACTTGAGATTCGTACATAGAGTCTGGATGCCGTCGTTATAGTTCTTCCAGATGTCGAAGCCTTTGTAGATTTGCTCGCACTTGACCTGAAGCTGATCAATCGCGGCGGTGATTGAGTCGATGACGACTAAGTCCTTAGAAGGATCTTTCTTGACTTTGTTTAGTTCAAGCGTGAGCTTGTCGTAGCTGTCGATAGGCACGACGAGCTTCTCATCACGCACGCGAAACGGCATGCCTTTGCGTTCGGTGTCGAAGATCACGGTGCGTGCGGGATCTACGTTGCGGAATGAGGTAGACTTGCCGCAGCCACTAGGACCCACGAGTGCGATCAGGGTCTTGGGCCATTTTGGATTTTGTTTTTCTACAGGGGATGTTGTTGTAGTTGTCATATGTTTACCAAGCCAGAGGTTCATACTTAGTTATAGAACACTCCGACAAAAAGAGTTCAACTTGCACAGCGTT